TCTAACTCAACCTTTAATGTTGGTTTTGCCATCTCGGTTAAGCCTTAGCGAATACTGGACCAGATGAGCGTTCAAACTTCTTAATAGCCTCAACAATTTGTTTACCAACTTCTTGACCATTCGTTCCAATACCTGCGTTAACAGTAATGTTGTAAACAGCACCACCACCCATTCCACCTGCTTTATTCAATGGGATGACAGCCTCCGGACCTTTTTCACCAATCATGGCGAGCGTAGGTCGGTTAACAATTCCTCCCTGAGCAAGTTTAGGAATACCAGTGGCTCTTGGACCAATTGGAGTCAAATATTGTTGAACTGCTTTAGCAGCAGAAGAAGATACTGAAATGCGACTGCTACCACTACCCATAATATTTTTAGAAGTTACCCCCGGGAATAATGGATTGATTGGTCTAGCAGCAATGGCTTCTTGAATTTGTTTATTAGATAAAGTTAAACTCTTAGGGTCAAATGCTGAAACAACTTTCTTATTATCGGCTTTTATTAAATCTCCTCCTGCGCCACCTCCTCCACCACCACTCGCTGTATCAGAAAGAAGTTGTTCTGTTCTGGCTTTCTCTGCAAGCAGGTTTGCCAATCTTGAAAGCATGGCTTCAATTTCAGACTCGCGTTGACTCATTTGTTCAAGGATGCCGTTAACTAAAGCGTTGGCTTGGTCAACACCTGCTTGATAAAATCTTTGAGCACCAAAATAACCAACAGCATCAGCCACTTTTTCAACATCTGCAACAAGTTTATTAACTTGGTTAACAACAGTTTGACCACCAGCAATGATTTGGTCAGCAATAATTGTTCCAGCCTCGTAACCTGCATCAACAACTTGAGTAATAGCAGATTCAGAAAGACCCATTTCGATAAGTTTACGAACTTGCTCACTAAACTTTGTGGCTTCATCGGCTTGTTTAATTAAACCAGCAAGGAAATCTCCCTCTTCAACTGCTTTCTCAAAACGAATAATTCCTTTAACAGAACCAGCAATAACATTTTTGAACTCAGTAAACTTTTGACGAGCATTATCAAGTTGTGAACGAGCCTCAGATAAGGCTTCAGAGAAATCTTCACGAAGTTTTGTGGTGAAATCTTGAAATGAACTTAACAATTCGTCAGCAGACATGTTGGCGTTGTACATAGCCATGTCCATTTTGATGAAAGAGTCACTTACTTTTTGTGTAACATTTCTGGTATCTGTTTGTTCAAAAACAAAATCTTTGAAAGTTTGAACTGCTTGTTGAGTGTTTTTATTTAATTCTTTAATTCGGTTGGCTAACTCGTCAGCCTTCTTCTTAGCCTCAGATGCTGCATCACCAACATCAGTTAAACCCTCGGCTAAAGTCTGCCCCTCATTAAAACCATCATCAAAAGATTCAGTTGTTGCATTCATTGACTTCTCTAAATCAGCCATCATCTTGTCAAGTTTTGCTGTTTCTGCTGTTAAATTCTCTGTTCCTTCTGTTGCTTTACCACTTTTATCAAAAAATTGCATTAACTTTTCAGCAGCAAAACCTAAACCAACAATCAAAGCACCAATACCTGTACTCACTAAGGCAAGCCTAAAAAGTTTAAGAGAAAAAGTTAATTTACCAACCCCTGATGCAGCCAATCCAGCAGATGCAGCCAAACCTTTGAAACCTAATGCAGTAGCAAAACTTTGAATCCTTGTAGCAGTAAACCAAGTTATCAACTTTGCAAAAGACCCACCCAAAACAACTTTATTAACGAAAGCAACAACACCTGCTGCTATCGCATAAACTTTCATCGTTGCCATTAAAACTAAAAGACCCTTACCAACAAGAATAATCACTCGACCAATAGTTTCATTTGCTTGAATAAAATTCAAAGCACTTGGAATAAATTTTTGTAAACCCTCAGCAAAGCCTCGAACTAAAGGAATAACAATTTGGAGAACTTTGATTAAAAAGTTAGCGATACTTTGACCCAATTGTAAAACAATAGGAATTAAAGGCTTAAACGCTGCAAGTAATTTAATAACCTCGGCTCTCAACTCAGGGCTTGTAGCAATAAGTGCTACAAAACCAGCCATAATAGGATTCAATGCTCCAGCAAATGCTGATAAGCCCGGAATACTTGCCAAAATAGATTTACCAGCAAAAGTTGAAAGAGCCACACCAACAGCACTTATTACTGGCAAAAATTCATAAAACTTGGCTATAACATTTTTTACAGAACCTTCAGAAATATTTAAGTTTTTAATTAAATCTGTCATTTTTTTAATGGAATTAGTCAAAGGTGTTACAAGGTCATTCAAAATAAAACCTAGACCTTTGATACCTTTTTGAAATGATTCATTATTTCTGATTGCTTTTGAAAAAGCACTCATCATGTCATAGGTTGCTTTAATTAAAGGACCGAAGCCATCTAATAAAGCACTTCCCATTTCAACTTTCATGTCGTTAATTAAACGAGGCATGGAACGCAAAACTTTACCCGGGGCTTCCATTGCTGCTAGATATGTTCCAGCAACTCGTTCGCCTTCCTTCATAACACCATTGATAACGGCTGTTTGTTTCTCTTGAGCACTTAACGCTTGGGTAGATTTACCAACTTTTTGAGCGTATTCTTCATACATTTGACCAGCAGACTTTTGAATACCTGAAGATTTCAAAAGTTCTGTTCGACCAGTGATGATAGCGCGAACCAAAAGCATTGTGGTATCTGTTGAGTTCTTTTGACCAATAACTGCTAAGTCCTGAGCAACACGAGCAATATCGGAGGCTCTTGCTAGTTCAAGATTATTTTGAGCGAACTCAATTGCAATCTGTTGAGATGCAGCCATCTCAATACCATTATCACGAATGGCTTTAGATGCTTCTTTAATTTGTTTGTAACCAATTTTAGTTGAAGCACCAATTGCCCTCATGGCAATGTCTAACTCTTCGACTCTGGCTGCTTCTTGGAATGCTTGATGACCAAACTTTGCAATCATGAAACCAACAGTTCCAATGGCTGCGCCTGTTATAGCAAGACTTTTATCAACAACTGATAAAGATTTATTAAAAGTATTAAAACTATTACTAATAGTTTGCATCTGAGCAGATGCTCGGTCAATAACACCAACCTCAATATTGGCTGATGTAATTATTTGCTCTGCCAAGTTTATCTGCTCCTAGATGCCTGTTTTTCTTCGTAAACTCTAAGTTTCTCCAACTCAATCCATTCTTGAAGTTCCTCGCTAGAAAGCGCACGGTAGGATTCACTTCCGTTAAGAAGTTCTTCTACCGTGCGACCTAATCTTTGCGCTAATTCAAATACGAATCTTCGCTCTGGTTGAGTTAAGAACCTTTTCCCAAACTCGCACTGGCTTCTTCAGTTAAACCTGACAAAACCATTGCTTTAGATGCAATTTTTTCTAAAACAGCACCTGATTTTTCTAAGAGAGCATCCTTGTCATCGATAGTGAAAACTGGTTCGCCTGATTCTGGGTCGAACACACATGCTATGGCTATTTCTGGATAGATGATAGAAATTGATGACTTCCCTGTTACAGGGTCAATCGCATTCTCCATCACTCTGGCGCGTTGTCTGGCAGTCATCGTTCTGACTTCTACCTTAACGCCCCATTCTTTAATTTCCATCAGTTCGCCACTGATGTCTTTCGCTTTCATAATCTGGTCACGAATGGACACGATGTTTCTCCTATTTTGTTTGGGGGTACTTTGACCCACGGTTGTTTTCCTTTATTTAGTTTTTTAGAAAGTAGTTCTGGTTACTGCGCCTGTTACTTGTAATTCCAAAGAGTAGGTAACTACATCGCCTACTGATGGGTTTACTTCGTAAGAGGTTACAAGGCATTCACCTGTGTATTTAACACTAGATGCAGCAGTTCCTTGTGGTCCTGCTTCGAAAGATGCGCTTGTGTTTGTTCCTCCGATTTGGGCATCAATCAATGTGGTCAGCATGCTATCTACTGTTGCATCGAATGAACCTGTTACTGAAATTGTTGCATCTGCTAAACCTACAATGTAGGTCTTGCTTGAGTTACCGAAACTTGTGGTTTCACCTGTTTCGATTGCTCTTGATACTGTTACATCATTAACAGTATCTGAAATGTTAGTTAAAGTACCTGCTGCGTTATCAAGTTTGAAACTAGCATTTTTACCATGACTAAATGTTGGCATTTATATTATCTCCTTGCTGCTGATATGTTGTATGAATATGCTGCTGTTCCACCTGTTGTTGCTACTGTTCTAAGGTAACGATTTACAGATGTTGAGACAACTATTCTTTCGCTTGTTGTTGCACTTCCATTAACTGCTGCAAAGGTTGCAACATCACTGAAAGTTGAATCGTTTGCTGATGCCTGAACTTTGAAAGTGGTTGCGCTTCCGTTGGAATTAGAGGTCACATGTAAATGGAAAATTCCTCCATTTGTTAATGCGCTTCCAAAATCAACTGAAGAGGCTGTTCCACTTGCTGTTCTGGTTGTTGTATCAAGGTTGTAGCCTTGTCGAACTCCACCGTCTGCTTGAAATGCCGAACTTATTGCTACGACATCTGCGACTGGCATTGATACTTCATAGGCTGTCATGTCACCTTGAGCCAAAATCGCTCTTGATGCTTGGGCAGTGCCTTCTGGCAAAATAGTTAAAACACTGTCTTCTTGGAGGATTTGACCAGACAAAATCGCATCAGATGCGTTTGCTGAGCCATCGAACATTCCTGATAAGGAAAGTCCACCATCATCCATTCCGACAATGTAGGAACGACTTGTGCTACCAAAAGTTGTTGTATCGTTTGCTTCTATTTCGCGTGTAACGGTGGCATCATTTAGATATGGTGACATATCTGTTGCATTCAAAAAAACTGCTGTTCTTTTTCCATGACGGAATGTAGGCATTGCTTTTAGAACCTTCCTGAAGACATGATGCGACCCTGCACCACCATCTTGGACACTGGGTCACGCTTCAGGTTGGTAAGGGGTCACTTGGACACGCAATTAGATAATATCGTGAAATTAACCCTAATTTAATTTTTATGCGTAGGGTATTTAGATGAAACTTCCATCTGCATGGTCAAAGTAGTAACTTTCATTTCTTTCTTCAACAACTTCTTGTTGTTTACATTTGTGACCAAATGGAATCAATTTTTGTTTGTAAGCACTTTTTGTTGAAACATAATCTGGCTCACACAAATACCATTTGCCTTTTACAGATTGTTTCCAATATAAACCTTCTTGACCACATCTCTTGCAAGTGACTTGTGCCATCTGGAGTCTCCCTTTCCCGATATAACAAGTATACCAAACTAGGGTTTAGTATGCAAGTTTCTACGCACTCTTTCCTGACGAATTTCAGCCAAAGTCAACCAATAACCAATCCCATCAACTGTGTTATCCAACTTAGGATTACCAACCTCACGAGCCATCTTCATCCCCACCATGCACAAAGCCACCTGCTCGGCTGTAACAGGAGTTTTAAGGATAACTGACCATATCTTCGCTGCCCTCTCCAAATTATCCAAGGGATGCCCATAATCAGCGTTCCTATCATCAAAAACAAGTTTCTTAGCAAAGTCTGCAATGTCTTCTGGACTCATAGCACTGCCAAATCTGACCACATTCGTTTGTCATGATTACCAACAAGCAAAGTGCAAGTCCCCGGAGAACTCCATTGAGAACTCGAATCGGTAAACCATTTACTTGCATCGGTACTTGTAAAACTGGAATCAAGTGACGGACACTGAAAAAATGTAAACGCTCCAAAGTCGTGTGTTCTAAAATGATGTTTATGTGCCCCGAACCAGATTCTTGGTTCAGCACCATTATCTCTAAGAAGTCTTAAAGTTTGTCCACGCAACCATTCAACTTCTTTACCAGCCATTTTGTGACCATGAGTGAAAGCACATTCAACTCCAGATAAATTAACTTGTGTTGTCATTTCATCGTGTGGAATATGCCAATCATCAATAATGTCATCACGACCTAAAATTCTTTGCAAGGTATCGGCAAGGAAAGCATCGGCACTGTCACTATCCCCAGTAATTGATTTTCCGTTTCGTCTGGTCCACTCCCCATGGTTCGACAAGGTTGAAATAAATTTTGTTTTAGGTGCAAGGTCACACATTGATGTAACACCAACTGTCCACAAATCTAATGCTGTTAAAAGTTGTTGGCGTTGATTTAATTGCACGGTGAAGGTTTGACTACTGTAAAAATTGTCACACATTTCCGTGGGGTCGCCCATGTTAACAAAAGCAATCTGTTCAATGTTTCTTCCAAGTTTTTGTAATTCTTTTATACGGTTGTGTGTTTTGTTAAACGAATCATGAATTCTTTCAATTGTTGCCTTAACACCACCTGATGCACTTTTACCAAGTTGCCAATCAGCCCACAAAACAACAAAAGTTGAGGGTGCATCGGTTGTGGGTTTGATTGCTGTTGGCTTATATCTACGAATGGATTTGCGTACTTCTTCAATATCTTTTTCAGAAATTTTTGGTGATTTATTTCTAACAAATGTTGCGCGATAGGAGTACAAGAAAATGACATCTCTATCCCCATTTTCTAGTCTTTTTGAACTCTGCCACTTCGACATCCGAACCTTGTCATCAAGGATTGAAAAATGTTCTGGGTCAAGCCCAAAAGATAAAAGAATTGAATCCCAATCAGTGATTGGTTCTGTGAGTGTTCCTGTGTTAATTTCAACTGAGTCTTGCTGTAACTCTGCCCAAGGCTTAGATGCTTGCCCAACAACATCTTCAATCGTGTCATCAATTTCAATCCCATGTCTGATTCTAAAATCTTCTAACGCTTTTTCGGCTTCTTCTTTAGTTTTGTAATGACCTAAAGTTTTATATCCGTCTGTTCTTCCAGTTCTTGCTCGATAAGTCCCATTATCACGCTTTTCAACCGTGCCATAACTTCGGACTTCTTTCAAAAGATTCTCCCTTTACTGATTTTGGTTAGATGCTTTGCATCTTCCACATCTAATCGACCAAGGGCGCGTAACGAACTCAGCAAGTAGTCTTTTGCATCGCCAGCATCTTGGTTCACTATCTAATTGTGAACCCTTACCGTATGGATTTGGTGTATTCTCCATGGGTGTGTCTAAAGTTCAACATGACATCTAAAGTTGGATGAGATAATAGGTCGGCTATTTTTATCAACACCCATCGGCATAACAGAACCAACTGGTTCAATCCTTAGAACCCTTAAATTGTTTATTGTTTGATTAGCAACTGCTGAAAGCAAAATACGAGCAGAATCTGCTGCATCTCTGGCTGTTTGATAATCATCTCTTGTTGCTCTAAATAATAATTGAACTGAGGGCTTATCAATCTCAATCCCTGCTGTACCCATGGTGAACATTGGTGCTAAACCTTCGTATTCAAAAACACCGATACACACATCTGGGGACTCAGGAAGGATACCAAGAAAAATATTTGTACCCAAAGTACCTTTGTTATTAGTTTGTAGGTATGTGCCAACGGCTTCAAGTATCGTACTCATCGTGGCAACTCGGTTCGTATCATGTGATTTATTCTAATCGTTAAATTCCTAACAATTACTGGAACTTGACGATAAAGAGGGGTTTCTAAATACTTTGCTTGAGTGGGGGCAGTGTGTCTGGCATAAAGATTCTCGTGAACATACAAAGCATAATGAGCAGCAGGACCACCATAGGTAACACGAACAAAGACTCTATTGTTCTCTTTTCTTGGAGCATGAACAAAACCTGATGCCCTCAAAGCACCTGTATCGACTGGAACAAGTTTTTGTGATTCATTAAAAATAACATTTGCTTCTTCATACATTGATTTCTCTAAAATATTAGGCATGTGGCTTGGAATTCTTTTCAACGCATCAGCCAACATTTGAATTTCCCCAGTGTTAATATAAAAATCTTTTCGAGTAGTTGCCACTAT